GGCTTTCAGTAAACGTCTGGACAACCTCAAGATCCTGCGGCTCCGGCAGATCGATTAAGACCGTCGGAATCCCTGTCAGAGGCGCATAGTTGCCAACCGAGTCTTTAGCGCGAACAAGATAATGTCCCTCAAGCAGTGGCACGATTTTGCGTGTCGTGCTTCCGTTTACAGCCGGAACAATCTTTTCCGATTGCGCCCACTTAATGTCTCCCGTTGTGCGGGGGTTGTGGCGAATCTCAACAGTGCCGCCAATCTTCACATCAAGATCAACTGCTTGCGGCCAGTGCAACTCAGCAGTGTGCTGGTCAATCGGCGTTATATTCAGGCTGGCGATATTGTTTGCAGTTTTGACGATAAGGGCAAGATACATAAGGGCAAAGTTCTTAAAGTTCACGAGCACGAAAACGAGCGCGTTGTTAGATACAGACTTTGGGGAGGTCAGTGTTTAGACGCGACGCCTAATCACTGGGTCTTAAATCAATTCAATGCGTTCGTAGAGATTGGAACGCTTAATTCTGACGACTGCTTGGAAGATGAGTTTGGGCATCTGCGTCCGATTGTCGACCGTACAGAACTTGGAGAGCACACGGTTTACAACTTAACGGTAGAAGGTCATCACACCTTCATTGCGAATAGTGTTCGTGTCCACAATGCTGGATTGGGCGCACGCATAGCCGGTTCTGGCGGTGGCGGTGGTGGTGGTGGCAAAGGTGGTGGCGGTGGTGGTGGTCACACTCCAACTGAAGCTGACGACTCTCTGCAATCAAAGCAGTTTGCAAATGCCCTTGATCTGATTAGTGAAGGCGAGATCCAAGGTTTAGACGACGGCAACAAAAGCGTCTTTTTTGACGGTACGCCGTTGCAAGCAGCTGACGGTTCGTACAACTTTAGTGATTACACGATTGCAACTCGCAACGGCACGCAGGGTCAGTCTTATATTCCTGGCGTTTTCAGCAACGTCGAGTCTGAAACATCAGTTGGCGTTGAGGTTACTAATGCCACGCCAGTAATTAGGCAGATTACAGATTCAGATGTTGACCGTGTTCGGGTCACAATTCAGATTCCAGCGCTGCAGCTGGTTGAAGAGGATGGAGACATTGTTGGTACGAGTGTCAGCATCAGTATTCAGGTTCAATACAACGGCGGCGGTTACAGCACCGTCAAGACTGACACGATTTCAGGCAAAAGCAGTGGCTCGTATCAGCGGGACTACCTGCTGACGCTGACTGGATCATTTCCAGTAGACATCAAGGTTGTTCGTAACACAGAGGACACCACCTCAAATCGGCTTGCAAACATCACTAATTGGCAGAGCTTTACGTCAATTATCGATGCCAAGCTTGCCTACCCAAACAGCGCACTTATCGGCTTGCGTCTTGGCTCTAGCCAGTTCAATAGAATCCCTCAACGCAGATATCTAATTCGTGGCATCAAGGTTGCAATCCCAAGCAATGCAACCGTAGACACCACAACACACCTAGGGCGGATTACATATTCCGGCGTGTGGGACGGAACGTTTGCTGCGGCTACTTGGACAAACGATCCAGCCTGGTGCCTGTGGGACTTACTCACCAACGATAGGTACGGCGCTGGCATCCCTGAATCTTCGTTGGATCGCTATGACTTTTTTGCAATTAGCCAGTATTGCAACACTCTTGTCGATGACGGCAAAGGCGGGCAAGAGCCGCGGTTTAGCTGCAACCTGCTGATCAACCAGCGCAGAGAGGTTTACAACGTCATCCAAGAGATGAGCAGCATTTTTAGAGGCATCTCTTATTACGGCGCTGGTTCATTGGTGTTGTTACAGGACAAGCCTTCTGATGCTCAATACACGCTTGGCCCAGCCAACGTTGTTGATGGCGTATTTCAGTATTCTGGATCGTCGGTTCGTGCTCGTCACACCTGTGCGACTGTTGCGTACCACAATTACGACGAGCAAGGCGAGGTGTCGTTTGAGTACGTCGAAGATGCTGACGCTGTTGCCAAGTATGGCGTAAACAACAAGGACATTAAAGGGGTCGGTTGTTACTCGCAGGGCCAAGCCAACAGGCTTGGTAAGTGGACGCTGCTAAGCGAACAAGATTTGTATGAGACATGCAACTTTGCTGTCGGTATTGACTCAGGCATTGTTGTCAGACCTGGCATGGTTGTGGACATTGCCGACCCTTTGCGCGGTGGAACGCGAAGGAATGGGCGTGTTTCTTCCGCTACTACGACCGAAATAACTATTGACAGTGCTACTGATTTGTCAGTCGACACAAGCGAGAACCCAACTCTCTCGATTGTTTTGCCAAATGGTTTAGTTGAGACTAGAAACATTGGTTCGATAAGCGGGAGAGTAGTCACTGTTCCTGTGGCTTTTAGTCAAGCTCCAGCAGCCAATGCTCCGTGGCTTATTCAGACAGATGATATTCAGTCACAGCAGTTTCGTGTAGTTGGCGTCACTGAACAAGGCGATGGTATTTTCGGCGTTACTGCTCTTAAGTACAACGAAAGCATTTACAACGCAGTAGAGCAGGACCTCAACTTAACTCAGCGCGACATTAGCAACCTCACTGAACCACCACCAGCGGTAAGCAACTTGTCGGCCACTGAATTTTTATACGAAGAAGGTGGAACGGTTAGAACAGGCGTGGATCTCAGCTGGACAAGTCCTGTCGCTAACAATGTCAATGATTTTGTCGTTCGCTATCGCCTGTCAAATAATAATTTTCAAACAATCACCACTGAAGCTCCATCAATACAAGTCAAAGGGTTGAAAGCAGGAAGCCTGGAGGTTCAGGTTACTGCTCGCAATTTCAATAGGAAACCCGGCCCAATTACTCGACAAATTTTTTCATTGTCAGGCAAGACAGCAATACCAGGTAACGTACAAAATCTGACGTTAGAACCTTTAAATTACAACAGCGCACGTTTGCGCTGGGATGAGACTGTCGACCTTGACGTAAAAGTCAGCGGCAAGGTTCATATCCGACACAGCAATCTGACTGACGGCAGCGCAACGTGGTCAAACAGCACTGACCTCATTGCCGCCATTGCGGGCAGTGCAACTGAAGCAACTGTGCCTCTCTTGGAAGGGGAGTACCTAGTCAAGTTTGAAGACGACGGTCTGCGTAAGAGCGCAACAGAAACCACCGTCGTTGTTGACCAACCAGTTTCGCAAACGTTCTTTGGTGTCAAAACGCAACGTGAGGATCAGCTTTCAACGCCGTTTGACGGCAGTAAGACCGATACCACTTACAACTCAACCTATGACGCCTTAATTCTCGATAGTGATGGGCTGACTGCAGGCACTGGCGAATACGCCTTTGACAGCACGCTTGACTTGGAAGCGGTCTATAGCCTGGACCTGGAGCGTCGGCTCGTTGCTCGCGGCATTTACCCAACTGACCTTTGGGACAGCCGAACGGACAACATTGATACTTGGCAGGATATTGATGGCGGTGTTGTCGATCAAGTCAATGCTGAGCTTTACGTGCGAAAGACCAACGACGACCCGTCTAGCTCTCCGACGTACAGCGCATGGCAGCCATTGGCAAACGGCGTTTTGAAGGCTCGTGCGTTCCAGTTCAAAGCTGTGTTGACCTCATCTGATTCGGCGCAAAACATCCTTGTGGACGAGCTGGGCTACAAAGCACAACTGCAGCAGCGCACTGAGCAAAGCACCGCAACGATTGCTAGCGGCACATCAGCCAAAGCTGTTACGTTTACAAACGCCTTCTTCACCGGCACAACTGCTCTTGGAGGAGCAGACAGCGCGTTGCCCACCATCGGCATCACACCGTTGAACATGGCCACTGGAGACTTCTTCGAGCTGTCTAGCATTTCAAGGACTGGCTTCACTGTCACGTTCAAAAACAGCAGCGGCACAATCGTTGACCGCAACTTCAACTACATGGCGACAGGCTTTGGCAAGTCGTAAACTGTCAGCAATAGTGCGCTAGAGCTTTGTGGCGACCCACGATTATTCGCTAGCCAACCAAAGCGGTAGCGCGTTTCGTAGCGACCTCAATAATGCGCTGTCTGCGATTGCGACAAACAACAGCAGCTCAACTGATCCAGCAACGACGTTTGCAAACCAGTGGTACGTCGATACAGGCGATAACACCCTCAAGATTAGGAACGCTGCAAACAGCGCTTACGTCAATGTCAGTGCAGTCGGCGGTATTGGAACGGCCAACCTTGGTCTAGCCCTTGCGGCATCGCCAACGTTTACAGGCACTGCCACCTTTGGCGGCAACATCCTGATGTCAGGCACTGGAACGCTTGACCTGCCAGTCGGGACAACAGCTGAGC